GTCGGTTTGTGAAAGTTCAACCTTCAAGTTTTCGATCTGCTGGTCGATGGCTTCATAGTCTCCGCTTCCACCAACAAAAGTCGTTCCGTTCTTTAGAACCTCGATCTTCTTGCAGGTTCCAAGGTGCTTCAACTGCATTTCACGCAACTTGAGCCCTGCCGACTTTGTTCCGTAAGAGGCACCAACTGAAAGGCAAAGATCCTTGAGGATGTTCCTGCGCTCTTCACCATAGCGAGGAGCCTTGACTGCTGCAACCTTCATCGTCCCACGCATCGTGTTCATAATGAGGGCCGCAAGAGCCTGGCCTTCGATCTCGGAGGCGACAATAACAAGCGGTCTTCCTTCCCTTGCGACTGTTTCGAGGACTGGGAGAATGTCATCCACCTTGTCGATCTTGCAGTCGGCAACAAGAATAAGAGGGTCTTCATAGACAACTGCTCCACGTCGCTCGTCGGTAATGAAGGCAGAAGCTGCATAACCAGAGTCAAAGCGGAAACCCTCGGTGAGATCAAGTGTGGTGTCAAGGGAACGGGCTTCTTCAACAGAAATAGAGCCGTCCTTTCCTACCGAATCAACTGCCTTCGCAACCAACTTGCCGATGGTGGGGTCGTTGTTTGCTGAAATAGTTGCGATGTGCGCAATGTCCTCTTCGCTTTGGATGGGACGAGACATAGAACGGAGGTTTTCAACAAGAACCTCAACCCCAGCGTCAATGTCGCGCTTTACATCAATAGGCGAAGCGCCGGCAACAATGTGCCTAACTGCGCCTTGGAGAATAGCGCGAGAAAGGACAGTTGCGGTTGTTGTGCCGTCTCCTGCTACGCTATTCGTTTGACGGCTTGCCTGCTTGATAATCTGCGCTGCGGCATTCTCAAATGGATCTGGGAACTCTACCGCTTCGGCGACCTGGACGCCATCCTTGGTAATAATGGGGCGCTTGCCCTTCTTTTGGATAATAACATTTCTTCCCCTCGGTCCCAAAGTGGAAGCGACGTTATCGGCCAACTGATCTACTGCTTTCATAATGGAGCGTTGTAGTTCCGCTCCGTCCTGATAAACCTTCATAGAAACTCCTGTTATCTTATTTCTTTTTTGACTATTCTTCTTATTGTGGAACTATTCACACCGAACTCTTTTCCTGCCTTGGAATAGAAGCCCCAGTAAGAGCCTCTTTCTTCGTAGTAGGCTTCCGCTTTTTCCCTGATAGACTGAACCTGTTGATCTGTAAGTTTGGCGTTTGCATTTTGTTCGCCCGCTGTAAATGCTGTTCGTAAGACCTTTTCTTTATGCTCCGTGGAAAGCGCTTTGCCTGTCTTTGTTTCGCTTATCTTTCTCTTTGTCTCTTCGGTGTGCGCTTTGCCGTAAAAGTTATTATTTTTGCCGAGTTTGCTTTTTCTCATTTTCTCTATTGAGGTTTGGTTGTGCCGTAGGCCAAACATAGGAGCAGCAGGCTCACTACTCTTATTGTAACCACTTTGGCGCGAAAGGCAACCTGTTTCTTCTATCATTTGCCTCTCTTGATCCAGCAGTTCGTCTTCATCGCATAAGATCAAAATAGAAAAATCAAAACTCTCTTCGCCATAGGTGTCCCACGCGCTTTGTAGGTGCTTATTTGGGTGCTTGTTATTATTTAGGTTGCTTTTGTGCGAACGCCAGCGCTGTGCGATGTCGCACGAACTACCAACATAGATCTTGTTGTTTGTTGTGTTTCTTATTTGGTAAATGCCTATTTGCTTCATTGCCGTTCCCTCCTGTAATAAATAGTTCCCAGTTGGGAAAAAGGCAACGGTAAGACCAAAAATAGGCAACGGTAAAACAAAAATAAGTTTGCTACTGAACAAATGTTCCGGTAGAAACTATTAGTTTGTAAATGGAGCCGACACCCAAGAAAAAGTGCGACCACGAGGACCAAGGGTGGAAGCAACATTATCGGCCAACTTATCAACACCAGCAAGAACCTTCGCTTGCAGCGAAGATCCTGCGTCGTATCTCTTAGTCAATCAGCACCTCTTGCTTGCTATTCTATTGTAATCACTTGGGCGGCTGGCGTCAAGTGATTTCTATTATCTGTTCTTCACTGAGACGACCGCCTGGCTGCGGGCGCGTTCCACCTGCGCCCATAGGAGGAGTTGGCGTTGAACCTCCCTTTTTGACACCAGCAACTTGACGAACAGTTGCGGCTGCCTCTTCGCCGGCTTCAGCACCTTGTTCTGCTTCAGATGTTTCCTTCAAACCATTTGCAAAGAATGAGTTTAACTTTTCAGTCATTTCTGCCATGTTGTCAAAAATTTCAAACACTCTATCCATAACTTCATTTTGTACTTTCTCTAAGAAATCCTGAACGGCAGGGGCGCCGATCTTGATTTGCGCGAAAGGCTTACCGCCCGAATATTCGATGGCCTTCCCGTTTGGAACTGAAAACTGCTTACTGTTAATGTAACCATAAGAATTTTTCAATGCGATTGCTTTTGCTTCTGGCGATAGTCCCTCGTACCATTCAACAAGTTTTGAGTTTTCTCCGTAAATAAAGTTGATTTGCTTTATTGCTTCGCCCCTCTTATCAGAAGTATTTACTTCTTGAACATAATATGTCTTAAAATAAGAAACAATTTTATTATATGCTTCAGTAACAATCCCGTCTTTAACATCAACTCCAAGAGCGTTCGCAATGCTTTTCTTGATATTCGTGGGTGTGCCAAGCTTGGTTGGTGAGCTACCGAGCCCTACGGACTCTATTCTAGCTAGATAAATTTGGCCTATCTTATTAAACATAGCATGAACTTGGTCTTCTTCAAGGCCACTTACCTGTTCTATCTCATCAGAGTAGTTTTTAATCAGATAATCAACAAGGCCCCTAGCAATGGCCTCTGGTTCACCCTTTTCAGTTCTTGCCGGGAGTTTGCTTGCCAAATCTGGCGGATCACCCTGTTTGGTCTTATCCCAATTTTTTAGCTCCAACATAAAATCTTCAGAGGAACCAATAACCAAGCGGCCATGATTACTCGCGCCGGCCAAAAGCCTGAAAATATTGTTTCTTGTAAAGTCGAATTGATAACAAGAAATCGTGCCTGACCTTTCAAGCGGAGACTGGCCGGGGGCTTGTTCCTCAAAGTTCTTCGTAGCTGCGATATATCTCATTGCACCGCCGCCAAATTCTGGACTTGTGGCCCAAGCGGCCCATTCTCGCTGGTCTGCATCAACAAGGTCATTAACGAGATCTATGAACGAGCCGCCAACCTCAAGCCCTCCTTCGCGATAAAGCTTCAAGCTGACGGGGACTCGCTTTCCGTCGAATTCTGCTGTGATGTCTGCAATGGTGTCTGCACCGGAAGCAGGGATCTGTTTACCATTTAGCAAAGCGGACAAAAAGGCTTCGAAGTTAAAGCCGGCAGCCGATGCATTGAAGTTTGTAATCGCCATGGTAAGGGTTTTTATAAAAACAAGATAAGACATAACTTCTTGAATATACTCTTTCATGTTTTCTGTCTTTGGAATCTCGCCAAAACCTTGCTCCATTCTGGCCTGGACATTGTTTAGCTTTTCTTGAACCGTTCCACCCTTGATGTTGCGAAGCCAATCTTCCAAAAGATTTCTTTGAGTTCCCTTAACACCATCATCATCGTTATTGGCCCAGCCAAGCTCAGAAATCGGGATAAGAGGGATCTGCCTAATTGTGTAGGTTCTATTTTTTCCTTTCTTTTCTTCGTTCAAGGGATTTCGAAGATCAAACCTAGACCCCTTTAGCGCTTCGGCTTCAGCTAAAACCTCACCAATAGACTCCATCAAGAGGTCAAGCGACATCTTCTTTTCACCTTTGTCAAGGTGGTTCTCAATCAATAAATCCCAATCAACACTCATAGTTAAAGGCTCCTGTCTAATAAATAGTTTTTACTCTGGTAAAGTAAGCACAGAAACGGAATAACCGTCAAGTCCTGCTGTGCCTTCCCAAACACCATCGTTCTTACGGTAGCCCTTGGAAATGCTGCTCTGAACTATTGTTACATTTGTGTAGTCGTGAGCGAAAGCAAGATAAGTGTGCCCCGTAGCGCCGTTTTGGAAGCGATCGTCCTCAAGACCATCTTGGCCCATGCTCAAACGACGCCAGCGCTGGACGATATGCCAGCGACCTGGGGTCAAAAGTGGAGCATCTGCCTCCTTTCCAACCATAGGCACATAAGTGTAATCGCCACCAAGCTTCTCTTGGGCTGCGTCAATGGCCGACCAGGGCTTCTCGCCGTCATAGACATTTGCCCTTTCCCACCACTTATGATCATAAGAAGCATAACCGGCAACGTGGTTTGCGTCAACATCGTGGACTACATTTAGAATCCACATTGCGACAAGCGTGCAACATGGGAGGTTTTCAGAGCGGGAAATAGCATAAATGCTCGTTCCCTTGTCTAAAACATCAAAACCCTTCTTTGTTATATTCATAGCAATTTACCTCCTAGACAATAATGTCTGCGAAACCGTGCTCAACGGCTTCTTCTGCTGTCAAATAAACATTTACCTTTCGCTTCAAAATAGAGCGAAGCTTCTTTTCAGTGAGATTCGTTTCCTCGCAAATAGCCTTGATGTAAGACTCTTGCATACAACGGATCTCACGCATTTCGTTGTCCAACTGGTGCATTGGCCCGACTGAACCTCCGATAACGGAGTGGATCATTACACGGCAATGCTTTCCGATCTTTCGCTTGCCCTTTGTTCCGGCGGCGAGAAGCAGAGTTCCGGCTGACATAACCTTTCCAATGCCATATGTTTCGATCTCAACCTCTTCACGGACATAGCGCATAATGTCATAAATAGCAAACATATCGTCTGCGTTTCCGCCGTTTGTAGAAATAATAAACTCAAACGGGCGAACAACTTCCTTTGTCTCTTCGTTCTCTGGATCGTTCGGATCAACAAGTTCATCGACCTTAGCGTTTCCGTGAAGATAGAGCATTGTAGAAATGATCTTTTCACTGGATTCTTCAGTAACATCACCGATAAGTGTAAACTTTCTAAGTTCCGGTTCTTCTGGTGCACCTGCGAGAAGGAGGCTTGTAAGCATCGCTCCCTCGGCACTGGTCTTGTTGTTTGTCTCAGTAGTCTCGGACATTTGTTCTCCTATGTCACACATATATCTTAACGCCTTGCGGTGGCGAAGTCAAGCACAAACAGAAAGGCCATGGCAAGAAAAACCTGCCATGGCCTCAGTCTGCTAAAGTAGGCTTTACTCGCCCTTTAGAATACGAGCTACGATGCGGTCGGTAATGGACTCGACCATACGAGCCTTGTTTGCGGCTTTCTTCTTGGACTCAACCATCTTGCTAAGACGAGCGGTGACACGACGGACGGTTTCCTCAAGAACCTCCTCGTCATCGACCATCTCCATCTCACCAGCAACCTCGTCGTCCATCTCAGGAGCCTCTTCGCCCATTTCGGCTTCGGCACCCATATCGACCTCAACGTCCTCACCGGTGGCAGCCTCAAGCGCAGTCTCAAAAGCGTCCATGAAAGCCTCTAGATCAACTGTGCCTTCCATAGCCTCACCTTCGCCCTCGTCCTCCATTTCTGGAGCTTCTTCGGCTGGCATATCATCCTCCATTTCTGGAGCTTCTTCGCCCATTTCAGGAGCTTCGTCTTCCTGCTCCATCATCGCCTCTTCCTCTTCCATCGGGGCGTACATTTCGTTGATGAAGTTGTCAGTGTAGCGATCGATCTTCGCAAACTTCATAAACTTACGAACTGAGGCTTCGTTAAGTAGTGTCTTCTTGCTCATTGAATATTTCTCCTATAGCAGACTGTAATAAATAGTATTCAAATTTCAGAAAAGCACTAGATGCCTGAGCCCTGCTTTTCCAGCAAATCAAAAATATCTTCTATTTCTTCTTCGCTCAATGCAAGTTTCTGCATTGTTTCTTTTCCACTATTAACTAGTTCTCTCTCTTGCTTTATTTCTTTCTTGTCTCGGTTTCCTACCTTTTTTGACGCTTTTAGTTTGTCGATGTATTCTAAAACGTTTTCGTCTTGTAGCAAATAACCAGAAACAATGCCACGAAAGAAAGCCGCCTGGGAGATTCCATCGTGCTCCAGGCGGATCTTTAGGTCAGCATATCTTTTGTCGGTGTCGTAAAAAATGATCTTTTTACGAAGTTTGCCGTAGTCTCTACTCATTGTCCTTGTTCTCTAAATAAGTAGAAAACTCTTGGAGAATGTTCACGGCCTTGTCCCAACACTCTGGGCAATAAAGGTTTACGACCTGTTCTGCTCGTCGCTCAACCACATGCCAAGACATAACCATTTCTCGGTCCTTCTTGTCAAATGGTTTCAGACAAGTCAGGCACTCGTCGGGCAACTTGCCAAATAGAGTCATCTTCTCCTCTAAATCTGGGTTGCCATCCTTCTTTGCCTGTTTTGCTGCTGCTCTGCGTTGTGCTCGGTTCATCCTGTGCTTCCTAAGGCTCCGTCGCCTCGGTTGCTGATGGTGATGGGATGCCAGTCATAGAGCGTGTCGTCAGAGGTTTCCAAGAAACGAACTGGAACGACGGGGATAACAACGCCCTGTGCGATCTTCTCTCCTGGTTGAATAAACCTGCCGATGCCGGTGACGTTGTGAAGGTTTACAAAAACCTCTCCGTCATAGCCAGAGTCGACAACACAAGCACCGACCATCCAGCCCTTCTTAGCAGAGTTTCCACTTCGGTTCATGATCTGCATCATGTAGCCGTGTGGGATGCCAAACTTTAGACCAGTAGAAAGAATAACGCTCTTTCCTGCCTCGATCCAAAGAGCTTGCCCGTCTGCTGGGTTGAAACAGAGGTCTAGCCCTGCGTCAGAGGGATTTGCCCGGTAGGGTCGGTGTTCGCAATGTGGAAGGCAAAAATACTCTAAAATCACTTAGTGCCTCCGCGAATAGAGTCATAGACCTTGATGAACTGCTCAATGTCGACCTCGGACTTCATCATTCGGTAAGCCTTGACGGTCATTGAGATCTCCTCGGCTGTAAGCCAGCCTTCTTCCTTGAACTCCTTTCGCAACTCGCGCTTCTGCTCCTTGTAAGGCTCCATGGCCTCCTCAATGGTGTTCAGAGCACGGATGTACTCAATCATCTTCTCGGTCTTTTCGTCACGAACTTGCTCAACAATAGCGGTATCACTTCCAAACATTTACTCTCCTCCTGTCATCTGAATTAGGTGTTCTACTGGCATAATGCCAAACTTGCGGTTCTTCTCAACGCCGTTGTCCAAGTAGACAAAGCACGGCACTGACCTTACACCATATTCTAGTGCAATGTCCCGGTGGTTGTCAACATTAATCTTTACCAATTCTACATCGCTTCTCGTCTTAAACTCTTCCAAAACTGGATTCATGCGCTTACATGGCATGCACCAGTCAGCGTAGAAATCAATCAAAACTTGTCCTTGCACGGGAATCATCTTACCTCCTCATTAGTTCGCGTAGTTTGAAGACCCCAATCTCCTTGTGCTTGCATTCGCACATCACATCTACATCCAAACCAAAGGTTTCAACTGGCTCCCAATAGGAGTCAGAGTGGGCCTGTGGCTTGATCTTTGGGTTTTTGTGCTCCACCGCTCGGCTTTGCGAGTAGTGGATAACTGGCTTTACATTACCCCATGTCGTAAAAGCAAGGTTCATCGCATCTTCTTGCGACAGATCACCTGTGCAAAATAGATGGTGGTGAACATCGTGGACAATGGGGATGCCGATGCGTTTGAAGACCAGTTCATAAAGGTCTTTTGTGGAAAACATGCTTGCCTTGTCGTCATTTTCAACGGTAAGGCGGGTTTTCACAGCATCGGACAGGCGCTCAAAGTTGCGACAGAAAGTGTCTGCTGCCTTCTCCTTATTTCCGTAGGTTGCGCCAACATGAATGTTGATCTTCGCAAATGGTGTGCGAGGCAGACCAAGAAGGTCAAAAACCTCACCATGATGCTCCAGATCCTTGATTGTGTTCAGAACAACCTGCTCGTTTGGCGAACACAGCTTGTTGAACGGACCAGGGTGCGATGTAATGCGCATCCCGTGGATCTTGGCAAGTTGACCAGCAAACGCAAGCTTCTGCTTGATCCTATGGTAGTCTGGTAGTTCTTCAAGGCTGTACTCGGACGCCCACGGAAAGAGGTTGGAGGAAAGACGAAAAAAGGAAAAACCGTTCTTCACATTCCACTTCAAGATCTTTGGTAGATCCTGGCAGTTTTGTAGTGAAATCTCGGAAGCATAAGGTAGACCCTTCTGATCGAAAGTTCTACGGATCATGCTCCGGTTTGTTGTGATTCGCTTGGCCTTCGGTTGCTCCGACAGCCCAAGGTTGATGCACGCATAGCCTAGATTCATTCTTTCCCCCAATGACTCTTATAGTATAGCACCGCTGACTGGGTTAGTCAAGCCACATTATCGGTTAAGCAGTCTTCTTGAAAAGACTCTCATTTGAAAAGATGGTTTTATTATCCATAATCACCTCTTCTGGCTGAGGAATCCTCTCAAAAATCACATAACGACCAGCATACTTTTCTGGTTTTGCACAGGCCAAGTCTTTATCATGCTCAGAAACACCGCTCTCTCCGTTATAATGGATAGCAATATGTTTCCAATCTCTTCTTGTTCCAGTTATGCCATGTAGGGAAAACTCATGAGTTTTCGAACACTTATCCCCTCCTTCCTCAATCCAACACTTTGCAGCCAATCCAACATTGGAAGTTGTGCGGCCTGTGCTATAAACATAAACACCGCCATTGTTTTTTGCATGTTGATAGTTCTTATCCTGTTGAGATTTTGCTATTCCAACATAACGATACTTAAAGTTTTTGACACTTTTCTTTTTCATAAGGCTTCCATGTGTTTGTCCGCGATGCTTTTCAGCAATTTGTTTTACCGGCATGCCATTCTTGAAATCATTGTGCATTTCAGTCCACAAGTTTAGTGAGTCCAAGTCCATTAGGATAGGAAAATCAAAAGGCGGCTTGTAGCCAGTTGGGCGAGCGGCGGATTGAATAGACGAACGGTCATTCTTATCAAAAGGCGCGTCATGCCAAATCCAAATATTATCATTACACTTTTTATCAAGTGTTGCGCCGGCGCTGTAAGACTTATCAATCAAAGCAACAGTTGGCTCATTTGTTGGTGTCTTCAAATCCTCTGCAAAATCAGCGATGTTATTGTCATGACAGTTATAAGATCTAACTTTAATGCCAAAGGACTCAATCTTTTTGGTCAGTTTAGTTCTGCTTCTCCCGGTGTAGCGAAGAACATAATAGTCACCATCAAAAGACTCTTTGTACTTGTTGAGCTTTTCATCAAACTTCTCTGTTTCTTTGGTTGGGTCAAAAGCTTCCTCAACAAGTCCGCGATTATAGTGGTCAGCCAGGGAATAATAACCATCTTCCTCGGGCAAGTAACAGACCAAGGGTTTAATGCTTTTACTATTAATCCCGTCAAGAACAACCGCTGGCGTAGCAGTAACAAGAAGTAGATGGAGCCTGTCATCTCCACTAAAATTAATACGATCAAGTGCTTTATAAAAGTTACTTAATTCGTCAGCGGTGGCAAAATCTGCTTCATCACGGATAAGCTGAATCTTTTCGGCGCCGGCTTTGAGGGCGTTCTCGATTTCTGAAATAACCCTAGAAGTCTGGGCCTTACTATTAATATTTGAGTCGTTCAGGTGGAACGCTGTTCGCCCAAGCCACTGGCCACAATCCAAAGAGCCGGTGCCAAAAGCGCCATTTTTACGAAAGTTTTTAATTCTATCGGTTTGCTGGTTTCTCAAATACGTTGATGAAAGGCCGCAATCAAAAAGGAAAGTGTTTTTTGGACTCTGTTGGATCCACTGATGACAAACTTCATTACACAGATCAGTCTTACCGTTTTGAGGCGCTGAATAAATAAGAACACAGCGGTTGTTTTGAAGAAGCGTTATAACTTCCTTTGCTTTATCAATACTTTTCTGATATGGCATATGCATTTTTAACTCCTTTAATTGAATGTGGATCCCCAACCACTCTTATAGTATAGCACCGCTGGCTGGGTTAGTCAAGCAGTTTCCACGTCTTGAACGCTCTTCCGCGAGTTGAGAAGCCCCAATCTTCATTATAGTTGGGTCGGATCATGTAGAGCTTGTTTGTAGAAATGGTGTCGCCCATTTGCAAATCAACGCCCCAACAACGGATCCTGATGTTAGCGGAGTTAGAGTCCGTGGCTTCAACAATAAGGTAGTCCTTGCCGTTCTTTGTCTTCTTTGGCACAACCTTGCGAGGAATAAGCCAGGTGACTTGGAGGTCTGGGTCGTACTCGGAAATGGGAGGAATGCCCATCGCAGTCAACTTGTCCATCGTTTCAGGCTTGACAACCCGGTTCAGCGGGAACTGGCCGGTGAGGTCAATAAGAGACTGGATCTTCTCTTCCTCGGTGAAGTCGCCTTCGGGGCGGTAAAGATCGATGTTCTCGGCAAGGTTCTTCAACTTTCGTGGACGGTCAACAGCGACAGCAGACCAGAAATGCTTGAGCCCTGTAAAGCGAGTGTCAACCAGTTCGTGCATCGCACCAGAGCGACAAAGCACATCCAGAGCCTTCTTGTTCAACTTGGAATAACGCATCTTTTCGTTGAACAGGAAGTCCTCGACCTGTTGGAACGGGCGGCCAATGAAGATCTGGTCAATAGCCGCGTCCCCAAGACCCTTGACGGAAGTTAGAGGCTGAATAAGCGTCTTGCCATCGGCAGAGATCTCCCAAACACGACCAGAAGTGTTGACATTCAGCGGAGCGATCTTGAAACCGAACTGCTTGGCAGTTGAAATAGCCTTTTCCTTGCGGGTTTCCGGCTCCTTGTCCAAGAAAGCTGCCATCCACTCTGCGGGGTAGTAGGTGAAAAGCCAAGCACACTGGTAAGAAATGATCGAATAGCAAACGGCGTGAGACTTGTTGAAGCCATAGCCAGAGAAGTATTCGAAGGTTTCCCAAAGACGCTGGGCGGTAGTCTGCTTTAGACCCTTCTCCAAGCAACCAGCAACGAACTTTCCGTGAAGAGCAGCCTTGACCTTGGCTTCCTTGCCAGTGCCCTTCTTTGTAAGAACCTTGCGAAGCATGTTGCCTTCGTCAAGAGTCAAGTCCTTGCCCAACTTGTGGGCGAGCATGGCGATTTGCTCTTGGAAAATAAGGAAGCCGTTGGTTTCCTCGGTCACTTGGCGATGATCGTCGTTGATGTACTTGACCATTCCAGGCTTGCGACGGGTCTTCACAAAGTCCTTGTCGACGTTGGCCGACAGAGGACCAGGGCGGAAGATCGAGGTAATAGCGGAAATGTCAATAATGTTGTTTGGCTTGACCCGCTTGCAGAGCGCCTGTGCGCCGCCCTCTGTGAACTGGAATGTGCCAGCCCACTTGCCCTTGTGGAAAACGTTCTTGTAAACCTTCTGATCGTCAAGATCCATCACATCAGGGTGAAGGTGCTTGTTGTAATAATCGAGAATGTCCGAGAACTCGGGGTTTTCGATTCCGTGATGGCGACGAAGGATGTGAGAGATCGCACCTTCGATCATTCGCAAGGTAGAAAGGCCAAGAAGGTCAAACTTGATGAAACCCATGGGTTCAAGGTGACGAACGTTCTGGCCCTCCGACCAAGGCGTCTGGCGAACATCCTTGGAAGAGATCAGAGGCATGTGATAGTCAAGGTCTTCCGCGATCACAACGCCGCCAGCATGACGGGAGCAAGAGCGCACCTGGCCATAGAGAGCATCGACGTGCGTGGCCACATCAGGGTACTTTCGGAGGAAAGCCTGGAGCGTGGTGGAGTATTGCTTGACCTCCTCGAAAGTTGGGGTGTAAACACCGGCCTTGATGCCGTGAGCCTTCTTGGCAGCACGGGTCGCCTCGGTCATCATCTTTCCAGTTACGGAGTTGACCTCGGTGAAGGGAATGCCATAAAGCTTGGAAATGTCCTTGATAAGAGACTTCAACTGAAGCGTGTTCCAGTTGGAGATCGGGGCGACAACATCAGACCCCCACTTCTCAATAAGACGATCCTTCAGAACCATAGGATCCGACACATCATAGTCAATGTCAGGGTAGTCCGTGGCATCCTTCCGCAAG